TTCGACCCGCTGCCACTCCGCACGGCAGCTTAACCCCGGCCGACGATCCACTTAGCGACGCGGATTTTCTGTTCAAACAACCGGGGCCACCGCAGTCGCAACGCTCAACGCGACGCTGCGCTTCGTGCGGAAGTTCGATCCGGAATGCCCCGATCCCGATGTTGAACGGGTGTTCGGCGCGGAGGTGGAGGCAATTGCCGCCCACCGGCGCGATGACCTGCTGACGTCTGTCATCCCTGTCAAGTACGACCCCGGGGCGACCGCGCCGAAATGGACCGCGTTCATGGAGCGGTTCCAACCAGACGCCGCGACGCGCCGGACGGTTCAACAATTCACAGGGCTTGGCCTCACCGGCCTGCCGGTGCAGCGTTTCATGCTACACCATGGCATCGGGGCCAACGGCAAGTCAGTGTTCCTCGAGGTGATCACCCGGGTGCTCGGACCATCGCTTGCGATCGGCCTGCCTGTGGAATCGATTATGGGGAACGTCATGAAGAGCGGCAGCCAGGCTCAACCAGACATTGCGCGGTTGTTTGGTAAGCGTATGATGCGCGTCTCTGAGCTTCCGCAGGGTATGCCGCTGTCGGTCGACGTGGTAAAAAAAATTACCGGCGGTGAGGCCATCCCGGTGCGCACGCTGTTCAAGAGTTTCTTTGAGTTCCAGCCTGTTTGTAAGCCGCATTTTTCGACTAACGGTCAGCCGAAGATTGACGATGCTTCGAATGGCATCTGGCGTCGGATGATGACGATCGAATGGCCCGTCCAGCTGGCGGAGAGCGAACAGCGCGAGTTCGAGGATGTCGTGCGCGAGTTCGTCGCCGAGGGGTCGGGTATCCTCAACTGGCTTATCGCTGGCGGGCGGGACTATCTGACCAATGGGTTTGTGCTGTCGGAAGGTATTCGCGCCGGCACGCAATCTTATCGCGACGCCATGGATCCGACCGGCCCGTTCGTGCGCGACTGCATCTCGCCGGCGCCGGGCGCCGTGGTGCAGTCCAAGCGGATGTATGAGGCTTATGTGGCGTGGAGCGTGGATGTTGGCCGGAAGCCTGTGACGAACACCAAGTTCGGCCTGCTGATGAAGAATAAGGTGCGCCGTGACGACAGCAAGAGTAGACACTACTACCTCGATGTCGAATTGCACGATGTGCCAGAGCTGACGCCGGAGATGCGCGAGAAGTTCGATTTGGGTCGTGGCGGTCCCGCTGAAAACGGGCCGCTGCCGTCCGATGATGTGACGTTTTGAGGCTGCTGAGAGGCAAAGCGATACCGTTGAGTGAGGGTTTTGAGAGGGTTTTGTGAGAGAGTTCACACCTAACTATCACGCTGGTTTTATGTCGGTGTGGCAATGGCTTACTGCTAGAGCGTGAGGGTTGTGAGGGTTTCCGCCTATACGCGCGCGCGTGAGCGGGTAGCGTGGCGGGCCGCGTCTATGAGGTGCAGCAGGCTCTTGAAAAAATTCTATATACACGAGGAAAACCCTCACAACCCTCATGCCGTCCCCGCAACCCCTTATGAATCCGTTCTAAAATCATATGAGATAGTTTTATTCAAACTCTCATAAACTCTCACAACTCTCAAAACTGTTGAATAGCTAACTTGATAACATGTTGAGACTTGCGGATAAGGTCGGCTTTACGAGAGGAGAGGTGATGCGCAGGAAAAGCGGGGGGTCGCAGAAAACGATTCGTCCATGGCGAGAGGTCGTCGCCGAGCTGAGGTGCGGCAGGGGGGCCGCGCTGGGACCTGCACGAAAATGGAGTAGCCCCAGCTGATATTGCAAAAATTCGTCACGAAAGGTAATTCTACTGCATGACCATGCCGTGAACGCATGCCTGCGGACAATTGTGGCACGAGTGACGAATTTGGAATCATCTGATGAGCTCCCTGCGTAACGCCACTCACGAATCAATGTGCCGCGACGTCGCCGGCGGCATGAGCTGCGAGGCGGCATGGCGGGCCCACGGTTTTGGCTCGCGCAACTCGACGCGATTTTTCAAACGTCCGGCAATCGCGCAAAGGGTCGAAGAGCTGCGCCGGGAGTTCAACGAGGCGGCGGCGATCCATCTTCGTTACATCCAGGAAAAACTCCTCTCGCTCGCGAGCAGCGACATCACGAACTACTTCGAGCAGAATCAGTGGGGCTCGTTGCGGGTGAAGCGAAATCTCGCCGAGCTGCCGCCGGAGATGCGTTCCGCGATCAATGGGCTGAAGATCGACAAGAATGGCCGTGTCGAGGTCAAGCTTGAAAGCAAAGCGCATGCGATCGATACGCTGCTGAAGACTCTGCCCGGCGCTTTGGCGGCCGGTAAGCTCGAAGTGACTGGCAAGGATGGTGGCGCCTTTGAAACGCTGACCATGTGCGACGGCATTGGCGTCGACGACAAACGCCTGATTATCGAAGGCCTGAAGGCGATTGAGCAGGACCCGTCCGGGGCGCGCAACATGGTTGCACTGCTGACGCCTTCGCCCGCGGCGGAGGAGAAACCGTGACGGCCGGGACGGTGGCGTTAGCCGCGCTGACGCAGCTTTCACCGGAAGCACGCAAACACTTGCTCGAACGGCTGCAAGCCGACGTTCGTGAGTATGACGCGCGGCATCGATTTGAATTGATATACCCCGAGACCGGACCGCTGCGCCGCGAACTATATAACAAGCACATGGAATTCTTCGCGGCCGGTGCAGAGCACCAAGAGCGCGCGTTCATCGCTGGCAATCGCACTGGAAAAACCACCGCGGCAAGTTTTGAAATGACTTGTCACTTGGCAGGAAAATATCCGCAGTGGTGGATCGGCAGGCGGTTCAACCGGCCGATTGTGGCGTGGGCAGCCGGCGAGGATGCAAAGCAAGTCCGCGAGTCCGTGCAAGCTGCGCTGTTTGGCGAGATCGGCTCCGATGGAACGCGGATGATTCCCGCTGATTTGGTCATTTCAAAAACGCGTCGGCCGGGCGTTCCGGAGGCGATCGACAGTGCGCTCATCCGCCATGTGAGCGGCGGGCAGTCGCGCGTCGTGCTGAAAAGTTACGATCAAAGAAGGGAGGCATTTCAGGGTGCCAAGATTGACGTGGGCTGGGCTGATGAAGAACCGCCCGTCGGAATTTATTCGGAATTCCTCACCCGAACGATGGCCACGGTTCCGGGCGAAAAGAATGGCTTGCTCGTGTGCACGTTCACCCCGCTGAAGGGATTGAGCGGGGTCGTGCTGCTCTACTTGCCGGTCGGGAGACCTCAGTTATGAGCCGCTACACCGTCATTGCGAGCTGGCAGGATGCGCCGCATCTTTCGGCGGAAGCACGGGCCGAGTTGGAAGCAGCGTATTTGCCTCATGAGCGTGACGCGCGCACCAAGGGCATTCCCTCGCTCGGCGCCGGCGCGATCTATCCCGTTTCCGAATCAGATGTCGTCTGCGATCCTTTCGAAATCCCTGAGTGGTATAGGCAGTGTTATGGTTTCGACGTGGGCTGGAATCGCACGGCGGCGATTTGGGGCGCACTCGATCCTGAATCGGATATCCTATATTTTTATTCGGAACACTATCGAGGACAAGCTGAGCCGGCGGTGCATGCCCAAGCCGTGCTGGCGCGCGGCCGATGGATACCCGGCGTCATTGATCCCGCTGCCCGTGGGCGCGGACAAAAAGACGGCGAGGCGCTGTTAGGTATTTACAAAGAGCTGAGCCTCAATATCGAAAAAGCCGACAATACTATCGAGGCCGGAATTTATGCCGTCTGGTCGCGCTTATCGTGCGGCAAACTCAAGGCCTTCAAGACCCTCCAAAATTGGCTGGCAGAGTTTCGAATATACCGGCGCGATGAAAAGGGCGCCGTCGTCAAGGCAAACGACCATTTAATGGACGCCTCCCGATATCTCGTGATGTCCGGCCTCGACCGCGCGATTGCTCGCCCCTCTCTCTCCTGGCAGTCGCCCGTCGGCATGGGCCGCGAAGCCGATTACGACTCGCTCCCGTATTTCCGTACAAACCGCCGGTGACTTCCATGGTTTCAATCGACCCCAAAACTTCGGAGTGGAACGCGTGGCGCGCGTATCGCGCCGCAAAAAGTCTGCGCGTGGACGTGATGGATCAGCTGGCCGCAGAGGGCCGCTCCTGGATTGAAGATTCGCCATGGCCGCCCAATCTCGTCGAACCCGCGGCCGAAGCATCGGCTGCATCGCCGCTACCGGAACCTACGAAGGAAGAGCCCGTCGAAGTGCGCCTCTCGGCCGGCGCGCTGCAGCTCGGCTTTGCCGGCCTCGTTATCGACCATCCGTATTTGCTGCGTCGAGATGGGCTCGCCGCTCGGGCCGGGATCATCCCTTCAGACCGGATGATCAAAGTCGTCGTGCGGTATCCAGACTGGATGACGACACCGCCGGTCATGGCGGCCATTGCCGGCCCGGCGAAAGGCCCTGGGGCGGCGAAGCCGCGGTCGTGGGAGGAATTTGCGGCGGGGGCCGAATTCATGCCGGCAGGCACTCTCGTTCGCCTGGAGTTTCGACGCGGGGAACGTATCCACGAGCTCGACTTGGAGGTTTCACTCGGCTTGCCTCGCGATGTGTGCCTTGCCGTTGATACACCGGCACCCTTTGCGCAGCTCTCCGGATCGCTGCAGCGTGCCTATATCGGCCATCTGGTTAAATCACGAGAAAGTATGACCGACGATCTCGCGGTCTCTCTATTGCGCGAGGCGATGGCTTGGGAGCTAAATGAGGTCGGGGCCGAGTTGGCAACCCCGGCGATTGCGGCGCGGGCAGGTCATATGCATGAAGTTGAATACGACCCGCTTGATTACGGGAGCTTTCCCAAACAACCGGTTTTGCCGCAACCACAAATCAGCCAGTATGCGACGCGGTTGGGCCGCCATTATCAACGCTAAAATAGAACCGCGGGCTCGCTTCGCCTGATGACGCCGACGCGCTGGCGCTCACCTTCGCTCACCCGGTCGCCAAGGCCGATCAGAGATGGAAGTATGGTCGGAACCGTTTGTTCGAGTCGGATTACGACCCTTTGAAATATTGATTGACGCTCGGCTCGACTGTGTCCGCAGCGCGGGAATTGCAGCTTTCCACGTCCCTCCCGGCGTGATAATGCTGCAGCACCCCGACCGGCCGGGTCAAAAGCTGGAGATGATGCCAGACGCCGATCAGGCGGGGACCATTGTGGCATCAAGGGCGGCCCTTGGAGCCGATCGGCTCCAGTCACTACCCGCGGGTTAAAGCGGGAGTTAGCGGGCCGCCCCCAATCCATCAATCAATGCGCCTCCGTGGCGCAACGATGACGCACGTGCTTTGCCACGTCTAGCGATCGGAGGGTTTGCATGCCCGCGCCACACGCCGGCTGGCGCCAGCATCTCAGGATTCATCCCGCCGCCGACCTCTTCCCGCTGATTTCGCCGGCAGAACTCAAAGAGCTTGGTGACGACATCAAGGCCAATGGCCTGCTGCAGCCGATCGTGCTTTGGTGCGATGGCGACGATTATCAGTTGCTCGATGGCCGCAACCGGCTCGACGCCATGGAAGCCGTTGGCATGAAGCCGGCCAAGAACCCCAAGGCGGCCGATCTGTTCGGGCTCTTCGCCGACGTGAGCATGACCGTTGTAGAGGCGCCCATAGACCCGCTCGACTACGTGGTAAGCGTCAACCTACGGCGCCGGCATCTTACGGCCGAGCAAAAGCGCGACCTCATCGCCGAGCTATTGAGGCTCAGGCCCGACCGATCGAACCGACAAACGGCGAAGATCGCCCAGGTGGATGATAAGACCGTGGGCGCAGTACGGACCGAGATGGAGCGACGTGCGGAAATTCCGCACGTCTCAACTACCACGGACGCCAAAGGGCGAGCACAACCAGCCCACAAGCCCAAAGCTTCACCGCCATCGCCCGCACCAGCAACACCCCCGCCAGTCAAGCAGGAGGCTCCGCCATCGCCGCCGAGCGCAGCCACATCACCCCCGGCCGATCCGCTCATCACCCGCCTGGAAGTCATCCGCGCTGAACTTGCCAATCTGCCCTTCGCCGACCTGGCGAACGACAAGCGGCCCAGGTTTGCCGAAATGCGGGACCGCGTCGTGTCGGGACTGCGCGAGATGATCGACATAGCCAAGACGCCAGAAAAGCCTAGCGCCCAGATCGCCCGACCGCCGGTCGTGGTAAATGCCGTGCCTCCCGAAGTGAAGGTCGACCCAACAACGTTTCGCGTCACGACTCCGCTATTGGCTCTCGGAACAGAAATCTGTCGGATAGTCCAGGAATCCGACAATGCCCACGATATGATATGGGCCTCCAAGTTCGCGAAGGAGCTGACAACGTACACCAAAAAACACATCGAATTGCCGTGCCGACGACCGAGCATGACGCCGGCCGTATTCGAGGCTAAAGTCGATGCGCTGAAAACGCCGCTACTGAAGGTTTGGCAAAATCTGACGCCGGACTTACAGGGCTTAATTGCAGCTACCGCCCAGAAGCTCGGACATGACGTTGAGCTTGCGGCCATCGTGGGCGACCTGCCCGCAGACGAGTCGCAGCCCGCCAGCGTGCAGCGCGAACCGATGTTTGATGACTGACGTTACCATGCCGCGACGTTAATCGAGGCGTTCCCCGAATTACGGGACCTCTCCCCAGCAACCGGCTTTGTCGCAATCACAAATCAGCCGCTGGCGCTTAGGCGGTTGGCCGCGACCCGACAACGCCGGCGTGCCTCGCACGGGGCCGGTGTGCCCCAGTAAGCGGACTCGCTCTGGACCGAATGGGTGGCGTCGGCCATGGGCCTTAGCGTGCGAAAACTCGGGCGCTGTTTTCGAAAGTAGAATTGTTGTCTCAACTCCTGGGATTCGAAAGTCGGTCGTCCTCTTGAAGATCAGGTTTTTACATGGCTCGCAAATCGAAGCCGAGATCGCGGCGTGGTATAACGCAACGAGCTTGGACGAGGAGAAGTCTCGGCCAGGGAGTCCGACAGGCGCTCAGTATCGATTAGGGATCAGCTGGCCTGCACCCAGGCCCTCGGTAGCGCCCTTCGGCCGCGGCTGCGCCT